GATGGCGGCTAAATCAGTTACTCAAGGAACTATTGGTTTTTCTTTAGGTGCTGGTGGTATCTATGGGGCTCTAGGAACTGCGGTCGCCTTTGAGTTAGCAATGGATTTTCTGATTATAGGGGCAATTGCAACAGCGATAGATCCCCAGCACCGATGGGCCGGTGGATTAGATGAAACCAATTGGTATAAGAAAAACATTTTTGCAGACCCCAATCCAAATAAGACGGGTTTACAATCTGTGGTACTCCCAGAGAAACAACAAAGAAACATCTGGCGAGAAATTGGTTATCAATAACCTGGTTATTCCTCTTCAATCCCTTTTAGTTTCATCTGGAATAACTCATCAGCAATTCTTCTATTTCTGATCTCTCTAATGATTTCATTATACAAGAGTGAATAATCTACTTGATTCTGAATCATCTCTCTTCCCGCTAGAAGTGTAGCTACAAATTGTAACTCTTCTGTTCTCCATCCTTCAAATTTCTTCATTGTCTAGCCTCCTTCTGTGCCCTCATAACTTGTTCCCAATCTTTAATGATGTATTCTAGGGCTAATGATCTATTATTCCCTGTTTGTTTCATGTACTTATCTAATGCCATCACACAACCTATCGGTAAACTAACCGTTATAGTCGTCATATAAGATCCTCTACCGGCTCTATTTCTCCTAACCATAATGTGGCGTTCCTATCTTTTATTATTAATCTTATTATTTTGATGCGTTGCAAAAGCAAGTTTGAATAGGCAAACCCCTATTTCCGGCTGTCGCGGTCGGGCGTGGCCTCCTAGCCCGAGGGTTGGGCTAGGCACGACAAAAGGCTTGTTGGGTTCGCTACGCTCACAAAGATAAGTGCGGTTGTAAGAAAAACTTCCGAAAATATAACCTTTATAGACCGTAGCGGTAGCCCGACACCCATGGCAACAGCAAAGACAGGCAGTTTTTACTTGAACGAGAGTGTGGCAATACCGAATACAGCAGTAGCAGGAAATAGATTTACAGGAACTTTAGATCTATCAGCTTACGTTAATGTACCAACAGGTCAAGCAATAGCAATTGACCAGGTTGATTTCATTTACCAAGCGGGTGCTGATTTGGCTAGTGATGTCAAAGTTATGTTAACCGCTAGTGGAGCAGTTGGGGCTCAACTAACAGACTTGAACCCCGGTACTGCTTTCGTCAGGGCTGATGACCAGTCTCTAGTAGCATCTGGTACTCTAAACATTGACCAACCTAACGGGATTGCATCTCATTCCTCGGATATGTACCCAGATAATTTCGGTCCTTCAGGACTTAGCGATATGTTCATTTGTGTTAATGACCAACTGTATCTTACTGTTGGGATTGATTCAGCAGACGCATTTGCTGACCTTTGGGTTACTGCAAGAGTCCGTGCCAGAGTAGTCAAACTATCCACTAAGGATTGGATGGCAGTCGCAATTCAGAGTACAGCCGCCGATAACTGAGGTGGTTAAGTGAGCGCAGAAGAGGCAGCGATAGCGGCTATTGAATCTGCGGAAGCGATGACTCTTGCAAATCTGAATCTAATTAGATCAGTGAAGCAATTGCTACCTAAGAAATATCAATCTGTAGCTGACCCTGTAATTGATTTACAAACAAATATTGTTAGAGCCGAAGCAAAGGTAGCTAAGAAAGTAACCAGGAAAGCCTCTGCTTATTCCAAGAAGTACGGTAGCGCATTCAAGAAAGTAGCGAAGCGTTACAAGAAGAAGAACGGTTCATGGAAGAAGAACGGATTTAAGTTAGCGCAAAAAGCCGCACACAAAGAAGCAAAGAAGTGATTGAGATGGAAGACAGTACTCCGCGAAGATTGACGAAACAAGTAGGGATATGTTCTTTACAATTTGATTTAGAAAGTGCACCCCCAGCCATAACTAACTTTGCTATTAGTACAAACAATGAAGGATGGGAACAAATACCCCAACAAAATTTAGCCTTGGGTATTGCAGTAGTTGCTAATCGTCAATATATTGATCTTGCAGGTTACGCGATGAAGGACTTGACAACTTTTATTCAATCCGTTGACATTCAGAAGTCAAGAGATCCACTTGGAACTAATCAGCAACTAGTTTGGGCTTATGATTTCATAACCACTAGACGTATAACCACTGCGGAACTATCTAATTTTACTGCAGGAGAAATACCAGGGTTTGTAGAATCAACAGTAGATCTAATGGAGATGATTTACGGAGAACATCAAACATTAGCAGTTAACGCAAACATACCAGGTACTTTCATTACTACTATGGGAGATACCCTTGGCAGTGGAAACGCATCGGCTGCGGATAGACTTCACTGGACTAGAGTTTATGCTATGGCACCAGCCGCCGTGGGGACTGCTACTCTAACTATCTACTCAACTAACTTAGTTAGTCAAGCTATTACAGGAAAAGAAAAAGACTTGGTCTATATTGAAAGATTGCGTAGAGCATATACTCAAGACCCAGGTCGGAATGAATAATGGCTAAGAAAAAGAAGAAGAAGGAATTAGACCCTTCCCTGATGCCATTCTATCTTCCTGGTTCTATTGCTACTCATGTAGTACCTGGTCTCGTGGACAAAGTAATATTTCCCCCTGGGTGGTCACTCGATAACATCACAACACAACCGGACGCACAATTAGTAGCAGGTGCATTCATGGCCTTTTATGAATATACGTTCGGCGGTCCGGTAGAGTTGATGGCGGCTAAATCAGTTACTCAAGGAACTATTGGTTTTTCTTTAGGTGCTGGTGGTATCTATGGGGCTCTAGGAACTGCGGTCGCCTTTGAGTTAGCAATGGATTTTCTGATTATAGGGGCAATT